AAGGCCCTGCGCCTGTTACGGCGGTCTAAATGGCAGGCTCAACCGTCCAAAGAAACGCTGGCAAGACTTATGCCTTGTCGGTGACTAGTAGCTCCCATGCTGCTGTTCTGATTGACGACACCACAAACGACCAAATCAATTATTCCTCTTTCCTCAATACCGGAACATCCGCTATTGCTGTGAAATGGGGGCCAACTGACCCTGGTGCTGCTGTGTTGCCCGTTGATGGCACTCCTGGCGATTTTGTTTTGCCTGCTGGCATGACAAGTCCCTTGATTCTTGCCACACCCACGACACCGTACTATTTGACCGCCATTAGCGCGTCTGCTACTGGTATTTTGTACGTTACTCCCGCAGCAGATCAATCTTAAGGAAAATCCATGTCGAGTTCAAACGCTGTAGCTTCTACATCAACAACCAATACCGTTCCTGTTCAGGCTCAGTTTGACTCGGCTGGTAATTGCGTTGGTCTTATCGGCCCAGGCGGGGTGGTGTTTTCGCCACCTTTATCTGGTAATACAGAAAATCCATCAACTTTGTCATTAGGTGGCAAATTGGTCTGTAGTTCTACAGCCCCCACTTTGGGTTCTGGTTGGGGTACTGGTGCAACCATTACGGCTTTTAATACTGCATGTTTTAAAATTGTTGTTGGTACTGGTGGATCTAGTGCTGGAACTATTAACTTTCCAACCGCTGCAAATGGATGGATTGTTTTTGCCGCTGACGTTACTGGTGGAACATCACTTTTCTTGCAACAAACCGCAAGCACAGCAACATCTGTAACCGTTACTAGCTTTGGCATTACTACTGGTTCAGCTTCTCCAATGTCTGCTGGTGATGTAATTCTGGTGAATGCATTTGCTTATTAAGGCAAAAAATGTCCAATAACGTAGCAAAAACAGTAACGACAAACATTGTTCCTGTTCAAGCTATTTTTGACGTAAATGGCGTTTGTATTGGCTTGGTCGGTCCTGGTGGGGAATTCTTTTCCCCACCTTTAAGCTCTGACACAATTTCAAATGCGACCATTACTAACAGCACTATCAATAGTTCTGTTATTGGCGCGACAACGCCTGCTGTTGGCACATTTTCACAAATGAACACCAGCAACGCCCAAATTACGGGCGGTAGCATTACTGGTGTATCAATCACAATTACAGCCTTAAACGGCACTCCTGTAGGCAATATCACGCCTTCAACCGGTGCTTTTACCACGCTGTCATCTACTGATTTGACCGTTACAAACGTAATTAGCGGTTCAATTAACGGAAATGCTGCGACTGCAACCACCGCGACCACGGCGACAACAGCAACCACGGCCACCACAGCTAATAAGGTTGCAAATGCAATCACTTTTAACTCAAGCGGTTCTGGTGCGTCGTCTGGTGCGACTTTTGATGGTTCTGCGGTACAGACAATTTCCTACAACACGATTGGCGCACCTTCTTTACTTGGAGCAGGCGCCTCTGGCACTTGGGGCATAAGCATTTCAGGCAATGCTGCAACCGCTACAAACGGTTTGGTATCTACTGGTTCTTATTCAAATCCAACGTGGCTGACTTCTATTTCGGGAAGCATTGTTAGCGGCGCTGTAGCTTCTGCGACATTGGCTGCAAGTGCTACCAACGTAGCTGGCGGTACTGCTGGAGCATTGCATTTCCAAACTGGTGTTGGTGCTACATCATTTCTGTCTCTTGGAACGACAAACTATGTATTGACTGCTGGCGCAACGGCCCCTCAATATGTGGCTCAATCTACCCTTTCTGTAGGTTCTGCAACGACTGCAACGACTGCAACTAATATCGCTGGTGGTGTGGCTGGAGCTGTTCCTTACCAAACTGGCGTTGGCGCAACCGGATTTAGCGCAGCAGGCACAACTGGCCAAGTTTTGACTTCAAACGGTTCAAGCGCACCTACTTGGTCAACACCAGTTTCTTATGCGACTGTGACCGATGACACGACCACCAACGCAGCCCGCTATCCATTGTTTGCAGCGGCCACAAGCGGCAATTTAACGACTGAATACACCAGCTCCACTAAGTACCAATTTAATCCCTCTACGGGCGTTTTAACGGCCACATCGTTTAGTGGCGCAGGTACTGGATTGACAGGAACTGCATCAAGTCTATCGATTGGTGGAAATTCCGCAAACGTGACCGGAACTGTTGTTGTCGGTAACGGTGGAACTGGCGTTACAACTTTGTCAGGGTTGGCTTACGGAAACGGAACGTCTGCTTTTACTGCTGCAACTGCTGCTCAGGTGGTGGCTGTTATAAACTCAACCGCAGTAACCAATGCGACAAACGCTGTGAACACGGGCACAACTGACGACACAAGCACAAACGCGACTGTTTATCCGGTCTGGAAAACCAGCACAACTGGCAACTTGCCAGAAAAAACATCTTCAACAAAGCTCAAATTTAACCCAAGCACAGGGGCATTGACAGCCTCACAGTTAATCATTGCACCGTAAGGAAACATCATGGGACAACTAGTATTTCAAGCAACTTTAGGCGGTCAAGTTAACTTGGTCGGCCCTAACACAGCGTCCACGTTCAACATTAACGTCCCTGCTGTAGCTGGCAACATGGTGACAACTGGCGACACCGGAACTGTGACTAGCACGATGCTGTCTACTACTACGTTAACTGCCTTTGCTGCGACTACGGCTTCGTCAAACAAAGGCGCGTTTAACTACGGTACTTTAAACTTTAGCGATACGGGCATTGTTCAATCGTTGCAGACTAGCGTAAACAGCTATTTCCAGAACGTTATTCAAAACACAAGCAACGGAACTGCTGCATCTGCTGAGTTTATTGCGTACAACGATCAAGGAACGGCGACAACGAACTTTGCCACAATGGGTATTAACTCAAGCGGTTACACGGGCACAGGTTCAATTAACGCTGCTGGATATGCTTATTTCTTGTCTGGAAGCACAGATTTGGTTCTTGGAACAATTGGCAGCAACAAAATTCACTTTACTGTCAATAGCGGAGCAACTGATGCAATGCTCATTGATACATCTGGCAACGTGGGTGTGGGTGTTACTCCTAGTGCTTGGGTATCTCCAGCTTTACCTGCTATTGATATAGGCACAATGGGGGCTATTGCTGGTCAAACCAGTGCATCAAACCTGCATTTTGTAGCTAATGGATATTTAGGTTCTGGCCCTGCGTGGAAATATAAAACTACAAACTATTCAAGCCGTTTTACCGCTGGTAATGATTCGGGTACTGGTGGTTTTGCATGGTATACAGCACCATCCGGCACAGCAGGTAACGCCATTACTTACACCCAAGCAATGACGCTGGATGCTAGTGGGAATTGGCTTTTGGGTGCAACCACTTATTCTGCTGGAAATGGAAATTATCTTTTGGCGTCTCCCACAGGAGTTTTGTGGGTTGGGCATATAAACGGAACTTCATCAGGTACTGCATACGAAAATTTCCAATACAACGGAAGCTCAATTGGCTCTATCACGCAAAACGGCACAACCGGCGTTCTGTACAACCTGACTTCTGACTACCGCCTGAAAAACAACCAAGAAGACCTGACAGGAGCCAAAGACTTCATCATGGCCTTGAAGCCTAAGAAGTGGCAATGGTGGGATGGTTCTGGTGAAGGCGTTGGCTTTATCGCTCACGAGTTCATGGAGGTTGCTAAATATTCAGGCCACGGCGAAAAAGATGCTGTTGAAACCATTGAGATCAAAGACGAAGATGGCAACGTCACAGGTACAGAAGAGCGTCCTATCTACCAATCCATCCAACCATCCAGCTCAGAGGTAATGGCTAACCTTGTGGCGCACATTCAAAACCTTGAAACCCGTTTGGCAACTTTGGAGGCCAAATGACTTGGAAAATCCTAGAGGTTTACGCTGATGATGGCCTGATCACATCGGCTAAATACCATTGCGCTATGTCAGACGAAGCCAACACGGTGGAGACTGAAGGCTATTGGTCTTTTCCTGATGGAAAGTTGAATGTTCCTTTTGATGAAGTGACAGAGGAAATGATTGCCCACTGGATTGAAGATGCCTCTACCATTGAAGGCGTAAACATCATAAAATCACGCTTACAAGAACAACTACAAACCATCTCAAAAAAGCCTGTACCAGCCCCTTGGTTGCCACAGACTTTCACCCTATAAGGCCAAGCCATGACAATGCCCATTGACATCATCTCCCGCGCATTGAAAGACATCGGGGCATTGGAAGCCGGAGAAACGCCAACCCCTGACGCTGCTCAAGACGCGTTTGACATGCTGAATGATCTTATTGACCAATGGTCAAATGAAGACATGATGGTGTACAACGTCACGGAAATCATTTTTCCTGTAATCGCAGGTCAAGTTCAGTACACCATCGGGCCTGTTGCTTCTACTGCTAACTTTATTGGCGCGGCCTTTACGGGTTCAATTTCTGGCGACATTCTTACTGTTACTGCAATAACGTCTGGCGCAGTCGCACAAGGTCAAACTTTAAGCGGCACAGGAATTACGGCAGGAACCAAAATTGTTGATTTTCTAACTGGCGCTGGTGGCAACGTCAACGAAGTTGGAACATACAAACTTAACATCAGTCAGTCAGTATCATCAACTGCGATAACTGCTTACTACGAAAAACCATTGCAGATCACTTCTGCTTTTGTACGTATTAACACCAACTCAAATGGTCAGCCAATCGTAAACGGGGGCTTGGATTACCCCGTGTCCGTTCTGGCCTTGCAGGACTATGAGCTAATTGGTTTGAAGACGCTAAGTGGCCCGTGGCCTAAAGCGATCTACTTCAATCCTGGCGCTGATACTGGAAACTTGTTTGTGTGGCCTAACCCATCGCAGGGTGAGATGCACTTGTTTGCTAATACTATTTTTAGCAGATACAACGGTTTGCATGATTCTATTGTTCTGCCACAAGGCTATTCAATGGCTCTGCGCTGGTGTTTGGCGGAACGCTTGATGCCCATGTACGGCAAGGCTAGTCAAGTGCAAATCGGCATGATTCAAGGCTATGCGGCACAAGCTAAAGCAACTTTGAAGCGCACAAACATGGCTCCTTTGCAAGTTGCTCGATACCCAGATGCTTTGATGAATACTCGCAGCAAGGATGCTGGTTGGATTTTGAGCGGAGGTTTCGTGTAGGGATTTATTAAGTTGACAGAATATCTAGAAATATCTATCATTAAGGCTCTATTAACAAAGGAGTTAAAAATGAATGATCTAGATAAATTGTTAGCAAAAAAAATTAAGCAACGTGAATATTCAAAAAAACACTACGCAAAAAAGAAAAATGGAAATGTTGCGAAATCTCCTGGTAGACCAGCAAATACACCAGAAATCTTGTGGAGCAAAGTTGATAAAAAAGGCGAAGATGAATGTTGGTTTTGGTTAGGTTACAAAAATGAAGATGGCTATGGCAGGGTACAAATCAAAGATTGGCAATACTATGCACATCGAGTAATTTATAACTTGGCATTTCCTGGCGTGATTGAAATCAGAGCGCCTAAACTAACAGACGAAAAAGGATTTTTACTTCATACCTGCGACAATCCAGCATGTTGTAACCCAAAGCATCTTTGGGTTGGGACTCATAGAGACAACATGGAAGATAAAGTCAAGAAAAATAGGCAGAAGAAATTTCCAACAGATTCAGGCCCAAGGTGTAAATTAACTATGCAACAAGCTAGAGAAGCCAGACAATTACGCAAGGAAGGCATCCCAACAAGGGAATTGGCTGTGCGTTTTGGAATCAGCCTGCCAAGCATGAAAACTCTTATAAGAGGCGATTCTTACAAGGAAGAACCAAATGGCTGATTTTGGATTCGTCGGGCCTAGCTACACATCTGCCTCAATCTATCAGGATACAAATGAGACGATCAATTTCTTTCCCGAAGTTGACCCACTTAAGCAACCTGGCAGTCGCGGTGTCGTTGCCCTATACCCAACACCAGGGTTAACACTTAAAGCATTGTTGCCCAACATGCAAGAAGTTCGCGGTATGCGGACTGTCTCTGGCGGCAATCAGATGGTGGTTGTGTGTGGGCCTTACGTTTACGTTCTGACGTCAAATTTAGTTCCTGCTGTGGTCGGTGTGCTGAATTCCTCAACAGGTCGCGTTGGCATATCTGACAACGGCATTAACGTCTACATTGTGGACGGTGCTTACCGATACACATGGCGAATCTCTAATCCTGCTAACGCTGTTTTCACGGGTTCAATCTCAGGAACAACATTAACTGTTGCTTCTAAATCTAGCGGCACGTTGGCTGTTGGACAATCGGTTTATGGCGTTGGCGTCACGTTGGAGACTGTGATTACCGCATTGGGTTCAGGTTCAGGCGGTGTCGGAACTTACACAGTCAATGTCTCGCAAACTGTATCCACCAGAGCTTTGAATTCTGCTGCTGTGGGGGCTGTGTTTACCGCAACGTCTGCCGGTACAACCTTGACTGTTTCTGCCGTGGCATCTGGCACGATCTACGTTGGTCAGACTGTTCAAGGCGCTGGCATGGCCGCTGGAACGATCATCACGGCCCTAGGAACAGGTACAGGCGGCACAGGTACATACACGCTCAGTCAATCCAACACGGTTGGTGCTGGAGTCACTATGTACGGCATTAACTTCTCGGTTTTGCCTTCAACAGATGGAGCATTTTCTGGCGCCAACTCGGTGGACATTGTGGACAACTACTTTGTTTACGACCATCCAGGTTCACAGCAATGGGGTTCAAGCGATTTGCTTTCTCCAATTTCTGGCTCAACTAGCTATGCCAACAAGGATGGCGCACCTGACAACATCGTAGCTTTAATTGTTGATCACCGCGAAGTCTATTTGATGGGTGAGGTTTCCTCTGAAGTTTGGGTGGATGTGGGCGCTACGCCTTTCCCATTCCAAAGAATCCCAGGTACTTCAACCCAACACGGCATTGCGGCCAAGTTTTCTGTGTCTCGATTGGGTAATTCGTTTGCTTATGTGTCGCGCAACAATCGCGGTCAGGCACAAATCATGCAGATGAAGGGCTACATTCCTAACCGGATTTCTACTCATGCAGTAGAAAACAGCCTTACCAATCAATATGTAAATGATGCTATCGCATGGACTTACCAGCTTGAAGGTCATGAAATTTATGTCGTTACATTTCCCACGTTAAACCTCACTTGGGCCTATGACGCAACCACAGACATGTGGCACAAATGGCTTTACACCGCTGATGACAGCTCATATCAGCGTCACCGTGGTAACTGTTCTGCTGTGTTCCAAGGCATGGTTTTGGTGGGTGATTGGGAAAACGGCAAGATTTATGAGCTGGACAAACAGAATTACACCGATGACGGTCAAAACGTCCGCAGACTTCGCAGAGCGCCACATTTAGTTACTGACCTACAAAGACAATATTTCGATGAATTCCAAATTCAGTTTCAGCCTGGCGTTGGTACTACTGGTCTGTCTGTTGGGACTGGTGACATCTATGTAAGTTCGCTTTACATCATCTATCCCAATGCTTCATTCGTGATTGGGCCTTTGGCGACTTATGTGATTGGTACGCAAGGAATCTTGACGAATACTTCAACGACTACTAACCCACAGGCGATGCTGCGCTGGTCAAACGATGGTGGTTCTACTTGGACTAAGTATTACACTTGCAGCATTGGTCAACTTGGTCGGTTCAAGAATCGTGCGATTTGGCGTAGGTTGGGCATGGCTCGGGACAGGGTGTTTGAGGTTTCCATCACAGACCCTGTGAACGCTGTCATTATTTCTGCTAACTTGAAAGCAAGTGAAGGGGAAAATTGATGGCTAATGGACTGTATGGGTCTTCTCAGACTAATCCTTACCCACAAAGTGATTTTTTAGACGGTAATCGGCCTTCTAGGTCTTGGCAACAATTCTTTTTGAATCTGTTGAACTTTTCCTCGGCAACAACGGCAACCGCAGGGTCGGCAACGCTTCCTGCACAGCCCGCTGGATTCATAAATGTGACTGTAAACGGAAAGCCTTTTAAAGTTCCTTACTACAATCCTTAAATGAAACTTTTGCGGATTCCACCAGAACAAATCTCACAAAGATGGGCGTCAATTTCGCCATTTTTAGCGAGTGTTTTGAAGTCTGCAACAGATGATTTCACCCTAGATCAGATGAAGGTTTATCTTACAAATGGTCAATGGTTGACACTAGGGATTTTTGATGGGGATGTTTTAAAAGGCGTAATCACGATTTCATTCACAAATATGCCAAATGACAGAGTGGCGTGGGTTACTGCGATAGGCGGTAAAAACATCACCAATTTGGACACGTTTAGCCAACTAAAAGCTATCCTAAAGGCGCATGGTGCGACTAAAATTCAGGCTGGCGTGAGGGAATCTGTTGCAAGACTTTGGCGCAGGCTTAATTTCAAGCAACGTCAAATTCTGGTGGAGTTTAAATTATGAGATATAACGCTTTTTTTGGTGAATTGCCTATCAACGCTTTCAAGCCTCGGCCTGATGGTCGTATGACTTTGGAAGGCGGCGGCAATCCTGTCTCTGCCGTAACAGATGCTATCTCAGGTGTTCTTAGTGGCGTTGGAGATGTAGTCGGTGGCGCTCTTGACACCGCAGGTAATGTTGTCGGCGGCGCGGCTGACTTTGTAACCGAACATCCCTTAGAGGCTGCTGCTCTTGTCGCTGGTGGTTATTATTTTGCTCCTGAAGTTGGCGCATGGTTTAACCCTCAAGCCGATTTTTTGATTTATGGCAGTGAGGCAGGGGTTCCTGCCGGAACAACACTTCCCGCAAATGTCGCCAGCCAATTTACAAGTGAACTTCCCGCTGGATATGCGCCTTTTGTTCAACCTGAAGTCACGACATTGGGTAATGTGGCTGGAACGACTGAAGGCATGGCAAGCGGAACTGCTGCCGATCTTGGCTCTAATGTTGGATTGCAAGCTGCACCAGGTCAAGGTTTAAATTTAGCGTCTACAACAGGCGCACCAGGTTTGCAAACAGGCGGTTTGGGTACAAGTCTTGCCGATATGGGTGGTGCTCAAGGTTTAACAACAGCAGGTGCTACTGGTGGAATATTAGGCGCTTCTGGTTTAAATGCAACAAATGCAGCAACGATGGCCGGACTTGGTGCGGCTGGTTTAACTGGTGCTAATGGAATTGGTTCTACCCTTGGCGGCATAGATACAGGCGCTGCTGGTTTAGGTGCTGCAGCAGGTGCAGCAGGCGCTGGCAACACTCTTGCCGACATTCTTCCCTATACTGCAGGCGCAGGTGTTGTGTCTGGCCTTTTGGGTGCTAACGCAGCGACTAACGCAGCTCAGATTCAAGCTGATGCAGCCGCTAAAGCACAAGCACAACAGCAAGCAAACTTTGAAACAATTAACAAACAGCAAGCGCCTTATCGTGCTTCTGGTTACGGAGCATTGAACCAACTTGCTGGCATGGGTAGCGGAGCTACAACTCAATATGATGCAAGCGGAAACCCGATTGGGCCTGTTACTGGTGCAACTGATTACCTGACCCATCAATTCAACGCTGCTGATCTTGCCGCAGGTTTGGCTCCTAACTACGACTTCATGTTGCAGCAGGGCCAGATGGCTAACCAACGCGCTGGAAACGTGGGTGGTGGTGCTTTGTCCGGTAACACTTTACAAGGGCTTCAAAAGTACACCCAAGATTACGCAGGCAACGCGTATCAAAATGCGTTTACGAACTATCAGAATCAGCGCAGCAACATTTACAACACCTTGGCTGGAATCGCAGGTATTGGTCAAACTGGTCAGACTGCTACAAACACAGCGGCCACAAACTTGGCAAACGCAAATGCTCAATTGGGTGTAGGCAGCGCAGCGGCTCAGGCGGCTGGTGGAACTGGTGCAGCTAATGCTTACACCAACGCCTTGAACAACGTCACCAATCAATACACTTTGGCTTCTTTGTTGAACCAAGGTGGTCGTGTCGCATAAGGAACTGAAATGCCAGACTATCAATTCAACACGAATTTGGGGCCAGCACCTCAACAAGGCACTAGCTTGGGCGACTTGATCAACACGGCGCGTGGTGTTCAGGCTTATCAGCAGTCTCAAGAACTTAATCCGTTGCAGCTTCAAAAAGCTCGCATGGAAATTGAACAAGCGACAAAAATTAATCCTTTAGCTGTTCGTAAAGCAACTGCGGAAACTGGTGTTTCTGAACTTGAACTTGGCGTTAAAAAACGTGTTGAGGCAGGAAGAATTGCGGCTGCGAGTGCAACCGACCCTGTTTTGATGGACTTGGTAAAAAAAGGTGATGCAAACGGAATCACGGAATATTTGGATGACCTAAAGCCAGAACTACACAAAAGTGGTTTTAGTAAGTCTGAAGCAAGTGCAGCAATAGCTCCATTGATCGTACAAGCTCACAAAGACCCAACCAAGATTCTTCCTGCTTTGCAGCTGTTGTCTAAACAAGCGATTAGCCCAGCAGAGCAAGTTGGTTTGGTAACGCCTAAAATTGGTCAAAACGCAGCAGGACAAACAATTGCACAAAACCCTGTTACAGGTCAATTTGATGTTATGGGTACGCCACAAACTAACCCAATGGGTGTTCGTACTCAAACATTTACAGACCCTGTTACCGGAAACATTGTTCAGGCTCCTGTTACTCCACAAGGTACTTTAGGCGCACCGTCCAATTTGATGGGTGGCGCTGGCGCACCTGGTGCTGCACCACAGCCAAGCAATGCACCTCAAGCAGTCCCTACGGGTTCAACGGCAGAGACAGAGCGCGCACGTGCTACGCAAGCAATTAATAGTTATGTTGGTTCTGTTAACGCATTGACAGATGCAAGCAAGCCAGGACACATTCCTACCCAAGAATTTATTGCTAAAAAGCTGCTTACATATCTTAAAGACCCATCGGTTAACACAGGCCCGATTGCCGATGTGTTGGCTGGCAAATCAAATCAAGCCACTTTGACTTCCAAAGAACAAGAAGTCTTGAAATTGATTCAGCAGCGTATTCAAAACCTAAACCCACGCACAGACGCAGATGCCCAAAGCAAAAAAGACGCTTACGGTAGTTTCAGACTGAAAAAAGATGCTTTGACAGATTTGATTCGTCAAGACCTTGGCAACATTCAAAATCAAAAATTGTTAGCAAATGGCATGATGAACGCTGCTGGAGACCCGAGAAATCCTAATTTGCCTGCTGTTAACAAGTTTCAATCTGAATACTCTCAATTCTCAAAAGACCCTGCATTGATGCAATACATGGGCATTGTTGGAACTGGTCAAAAAGCTTCTATTGATGAGCATGACAAAGAAGCCTTACGCAAATTGATGCGTGAAAATGGGCTATCAACTCTTGCTGAACTTGAGCAAAAACGCAAACAATTGGTCGAAATTTCAGGGGTCAAATAATGGCTGAAGTAAACATAGACGATCTTGTTAAAAGTTTTGGCTCTCCTGTTAACCAAGAGCAGGATGTTTCTTCAATCATTTCAGGTTTAGGAAATGCTCCTGCGCCAGCAACAGAAACCAGTTTGCTTGCTGAATACGGCCAAGAAGCCAAAAAAGGTTTGGCAAAGTTGGGCAGAGGTGCTGAATTGGTAGCACGTGGAATGGCTCAGTCTGTACCTAGTGCAACTGCTGGATATATGGCTGGTGGGCCTGTTGGCGGCATGATTGGAAGCGTTGCTATTCCTTTTGGTGATACTTTAAACAGCATCATCAACCGAGTGGCTGGAACTAATCTTCGTATGCCAAGCGAGATTGTTTCTACCAACCTTGAAAAAGCAGGTTTACGCGCACCAGCAACGCAAGCAGGTCGTGTGGCCGAAGCCGCTGGTGCTGGTCTTGGTGGTGCTGCATCTGAACTAAGTTCAATGTACAACCTTGCCAAGTCTGCCAATCCTGTATTGAAACAAATTGGCGAAGAGTTTACAGAAAAAGCTGGACGTCAATTGGCTACGGCTCCTGCTGCTGCTGGAGCTGGTCAATACGTTGGAGAAGAAACTGGAAGTCCTTTTGCTGGATTATTAGCTTCTTTAGGTGTTGGATCTACCGCAGGCATCAACCCTTTGAAAAAAGCTAAGGGCGCACCTACTCACGAAGATTTGGTTTTTGAATCAAAGAATCTTTACGACAAAGCAAAAGAATCTGGCGTTCAGTTTGACACAGTTAAATTTGCGGATGAGATGCACGGCATAGGCAAAAGCCTTCGTGCAGAAGGATACACGCCCAAAGCATATCCTGGCATAGCTTCTGTCGTTGAAGAAATGACCAACGTGCAAAATCCGAAAGATTTTACGGAACTTCAATCTATTCGCAAGATGATTCAAGGCCAGCAAAAAAGTGCAGACCCTGAAACAAGACGACTTGCTTCTATTTTGAAAGATGATTTTGACAATTATTTGTTGTCTGCACCTGCCCAACATATCACCACCGGAACACCTGAAGGCTTGAAACATTGGTCAGAAGCTCGCAATTCTTACAGCCGCCTCAAAAAATCTGAAATTTTTGATGACATGCTGCAAAACGCTGAATTGGATAAAAGCAAATTTACTCAATCAGGCGCAGAAAACTCTATGGCGCAACAACTTCGTCAATTGGCTAAAAACGACAAAAAGATGCGGACGTTTACGCCTGAAGAACAAAACGCCATTCGTGAAGCGGCAAAAGGTGGCAACGTACAAAACATGCTGAAGTTTTATGGCCGATTTGCTCCTACTGGTCCTGTCAGCAGTTTGTTTGCTGGTGGTGCTACGGCGCTTGAACCTTTGATCGGTGTCCCATTTGCGACTGGTGCTGCTGGCGCACGTATGGGGGCAGAAGCTATGAGACGAAATTCTGTTGAAAACCTTGGCGCACAAATGCGTTTAGGTAAAAAACCAGAATTCACTCCTAGATATTCGCCTGAACAAGCATTGATTGGCGCACAGCCTGCATCAAAGTTCTATTATCTAAACGATTTGGCTAAGGAAAAATAATGGCAGTCAATTTATCCCCTATTGGTAACGGCTTTCAGTTCTTTACCACCACAGGTCTGCCGTTAAACGGCGGCTATCTTTATACCTACCAAGCAGGCTCCACAACGCCTTTGGCTACTTATACGGATTCGGCAGGTACTAGCGCCAACACCAACCCGATTCAATTGGGAACGGATGGTCGTCCGCCACAAGAAATCTGGCTTACCGCTGGTTCAAACTACAAATTTGTTCTGACCGATTCCTCTAGCGTGGTGATTCAAACTTATGACAACCTTTACGGGATTATTGGAACAACTGGCAACGTTAGTGCTGTGCCTTCTGGCGGAATTATTATGTGGTCTGGTTCAATTGGTTCTGTTCCTTCTGGTTATTACCTATGTGATGGGACGAATGGCACTCCTGATTTGCGTGACCGTTTTGTTGTTGGTTCTGGCTCAACCTATGCTGTTGGCAATACTGGCGGCTTTACTTCTTCTGTAACGTCAAACATTGGTACAAACCTGCCTTTGTACTATTCATTGGCCTTCATCCAAAAGTCTTGATATGTCTAGTCCAGAAATTGATTTAGTCAAATACGGCGTCCTTTGGCAAAAAGTTGAGTCAATGGAGGCCAAGATTGACAAGATGGAAACTCAGCTTGAAACCCTGATTGCTTTGGCTAACAAGGGTCGCGGCGGGTTTTGGATGGGCATGATCTTTGTTTCTGCTGTATCTTCCGTTGCCGGATGGCTGACCCATTGGTTTAACAGAGGTTAGTCATTGACCCTTTTAGCCTTCTCCTTCTTGCGCAGAGTGCTGTCTCTGCCATCAAATCGGGGTGCGAAATGCTCCGAGAAGGTCAAGTGGCCGTTGATGAATTCAAAGAGCAGGCTGAGTCGCTGGTCGGTCAAGCGAAAGAAGCATACAACACGCTTTCAGGCCTTTGGGAGTGGGCTACATTACTTTGGGCTAAGTTGGTCGGCGCACAACCGGTGGGACATTCGGTATCGCCTGATGCTGGACAGCGGGAGCCTACGCCTGTCAAAGCAAAACCCAAAGCCAAACGAGCCGCTGACCCAGACCCTGAAATCCTCCAGATGCAGGTCGTTCACAAGGTCAGCACTCAATTGGGTGAATTCTTTGACATCCAGCAAAAGATCACAAACCACTACCAAGATTTGGAGTTGGCTTCAATCACCGTTTACAGCCCTGAACAAAACAACGCAAAAAAGGCTATTGAGCGCGTAGAGGTTGAATTGCAAATGGAGTATTTGGGCGAACAGATCAGAGAGGCGATGGTCTACGCTCCAAGGGAACTAAAAGACCTATACACACGTTTCTTGCGGATGTATGGAAAGATTGAACAAGAACAGGAGTTTGCTAGGCAACAACTGATCATGCAGGCCAGATACAAAAGGGCACGAGAATGGCGACATCACAATCTAAAGGTCGAGCTGGGAATGTGGGGTCTGGGTCTAATAATCGTGTGGGCGGTAACGGTGTGGATGATGATGCAAATCGCATTGCTGAGTGGGCAATCGCCGGAATGGTTTTCTTTGGAATCGTTTGTTTCATTTGTCTCCCAGTTGCGGCAATGATTTTGATCGAGGCCAAGAAGATAAACGCAAACGCACAATCGGCATTAGTGGAAACGAAGAAGCTGCAACAACAGCTAAAACCTAAGAAAGAGGTAACTGATGAATGACCTACTCAATCTACTTAAGGGTGTCGCGCCGACATTGGCGACAGCGGTTGCAGGCCCATTGGGTGGTGCTGCCGTTAGTGCTTTGGCTGCTAAGTTTGGCGTTTCTGACAGCGTTGAAAGCGTGGCAAAGGCTATCGCTGGCGACCCTGCGGCTTCTGCAAAACTTCAAGAAATAGAGCTGGAGTATGCCAAGCTGGACATGGCAAACACGGCTGATGCACGCAAGATGAACTCTGAGATTCAAAACTCAACTGCTGCATCTTGGATGTCAAAAAACATTGCATATTGCATTGACATTGCAATTGTCACTAGCACCATTGGATTGACGGGCATGTTAATGACGTCAAGCGTACCCCAAGAGAACAAAGAGCTGGCGCTGATGGCGTTTGGCTCATTGGTGACCCTGTGCGGAACAGTGGTTAATTTTCATCGTGGCTCCTCTCAAGGGAGCAAAGACAAATCAGCGAAAGGTTAAAAATGAATGTACGTGACGCTTGCGTGGTAACTGCCACGATTTCTTTGGTTGCTGTGGTGGCCGGAATGATGATCATGTTTGTGATCGCTCTTGTTGACCCTGCCGTTGATGATGGTATGGTTTTTTCAATCGTTGGCCCTGCCTTTCAGACCATTGTTGGCGGGTTTATTGGCCTGATTACTGGCATCAAAGTCGGTGAGGGGATGGACAAATGAAACTGAGCGAGCATTTCACTCTTGAGGAAGCTACGTACAGCGAGACTGCTATCCGTATGCACATTGACAACAACCCAAGCACGCTGCAACTTGAGAATATGAAAGTTGCCGCTGAAAGACTAGAGGCAGTTCGTGCTGTTACTGGCCCATTACGCGTTAATTCTTGGTTGCGTTTGCCTGATGTTAATGTGGCTGTGGGAGGAAGCAAAGTCTCCAGCCATATGGATGGTTGGGCCATTGACGTTTCTTCTTCTTCTCACACTCCTTACGAACTCTGCCAATTGGTAAAAAAGGCCGGTATCAAGTTTGATCAGATGATTTATGAATTTGGTCGATGGATGCACATCAGCTTTGCCCCAGAAATGCGCCAGCAAGAACTTACGATTTTTAAACCAGAAAATAAGTACAAGCCAGGCATTCTGACTGAAGCAGAGTATCACGCTTAATCGTCAAGCGCGACCATCATTGAAATCACGATTAGGAACACGGCGGCGTAGAAAAACCCGCCTCCTATAAGCAAAACAATTAAGATTTCTAAGCTATCCATTAGGTTTCTCCTTTGGTTTCTTGCGTTTACGCCATAGTGAGTCTTTCATGCTTTACCTACTCCATATCCAATCAGATAAAAAAACACCGCTACAACCATTGGATGCTTTAAGCAGCAACCGGAAAACCACCAATCAATAAACTTGGTCATACATCCCCCGCCGGTTCGTAGGTCATGGCAAAAATGTCGGGCTTGCACGGGTAGTGCTCACCCTTTACGCCGGTGATGATCCAGTCGCCAGGGCAGACGATGTGGCCACCTTCAAGCGTGTCAATCCAGCCGTGGTTGCGAAATACGTTTCCGCACATGCACATCTTGCCGCCAAACACTTGAGGGTGTCGATAGTAGCGAACCACTCTGCCCTCAAAGTTTTCAGGAAGCACGCCTTCAGGACTCCATCTGTCTTCTGGGTGGTCGCCATTCTTGAACCATTGGGTGGCCTCAATCACCACGGGTTTCTTGCGGTACTTCATACATCCCCCAATGCTTCATCTATTGCTTTGATGGCTTCTTGCGCTCGAAATGAGCCCCCCAATCTCCACACGGCAACATCACCGCCTCCACCGGTAAATTTGTCTGGCAACCCAAATAAACCTTTCAACGCCTCACGCGCCAGCATCAGCGCAGCATCTTTCTTGTTGCCATCTGTAACCCCGTGAGCTACTTTGCGTTGCTGTGCTTTTTCAATGTCATCAAAGGCTTCGTCTTCATAGTCTTTCATTTTTGCTCCTTAAGGTCTTGGCGCAACCCTCTCCAATCGCAGTCCAAGCATGTTGCAGGTGAATCGCTGTCGTATGGTTTCATGCTGTGGTTGTAGTGCTCATCCGTGTTAACCATGATTTTTTGGTGGTATTCGGTCGCCACTCGATCACTTTTGCAATCAGGGCAGTAGTATGTTGGTTCTTTCATGTGTTGTTTTCCTTAATCCAATGTTGAATACGTTGAAACGCTACAAGGTAATTGCCGTTCTCAGCAAACCTGCAAGCCTCTGCAAATTGTTCATCACTTAGTCCTACCCATGTGCGTTGTTGTGGTGTGGCTTTAAGCATGTGCTTTAGCCAATCAGCCTGAAACCACTCGTCTTGCCCGTTAATTCTGACGCATAGGTCTGTGTGATGCGCATGTTTTAGACGTTCAATTAGGCGTTGAATGGAATCTACTTGGAGCGAGTTGATATTTTTGTCAGTCAGAATCCACGCCACAGGCTCACCCTGCTCTTGCTTGGCTAGAAAACCTGCATCAACCACTTTTACAGACTTTGCCAAAGCCTTCATCAAAACATCGTGCTCATTTTTTGTGACGTTGCGCTGCTCTTGCTTGGCTAGTGCTTCTTCTAGGGCATAGATTGCTGCTTTCTGCATCGTTACAGATGTGTCGTAGTCAGCCTCGTATTGCAACGCCTCAAGCGCCAGCTTTGCAGCAGATTTCAAGTCATTCATAGCGGCGCATCCTCATGGTTGTTTGGGTTGAACTTAGGCACACTGCTGCCCTTGTCTAGTGGGTTTGGATAGGGTGGGAAAGGCCAGCTCATATCAGTTGCCCCTGCACAGGCACAAACGACCATTCACGTTCTTTGCGTTTACTTGCTGACAAGACTTCTTTTCCTGTCAATTGAATCAAACCCAAAGTCTGAAGTTCTTTCAATCTACGAGCAACCTGGTTGCTTTGCAGTCCTGTGTGTTTAGCAATTCCATCCTTACCAAGTGGGCCAAATCGCTTAAGACAAGCCACAATGACTTCTTGGTGCTGGATAGCAAGGTCAGTCGCTGATGCTGCTGCCTTGAAACTTGTGATGGCATCGTTTGCCCGTGATCGAAAAAACTGGAACATAAAACCTTCTTTCTTTGGTTAGTACATTGGATTAAATTATTTTTGTTAATTTATTTTTAATGCCTTTTTTTACCGGACTTTTTTCACCTGTGCGTGATTTACAGTATTCAACAAACTTTGGCATATTTAGGTTTTCTTTTTGCGTCCCCCATCGCAGGTTTTCTGGCCTGTTGTTAAGAGCGTTTTCGTCAAGATGCAAAACTACTGCACGCTCAAACGGGGCCGGTCCATGAAAGGCTTCGCAAACAAGTCGATGAATTTTCATGTTTCCAAATTTCCTATTTGCCAATCCCATGTATTCGTGCCTAGCTGTTTTTGATGCCTTGGCTTTGAATCCAAAAGTTGGTTTTGGTTGATATTTTCGAATACCCCCATTTGGTAATGGGGATGTGCTGTCAGGCAACTTTATTCGACCAAATGAACTAGCCATTAAGCCTGGCTTGCTCGGTACGGGCTTCCATTTTTCTTCCATTTAGGAATGATAGCATATCTTTTCTAAAAAGGCGCGTCATCAAATCCATCATTTTTAGGCGCTTGCTGTTCGCGTGGCTCAAAGATGTAAGCCCAACCTGACCAGCCACCATCAATCACGGGGATAGAATCAATCTTGATCATTGGGCCTTTTTTGGTTTCAATGATTGAACCGATACGCTGGTAAGACGTCTTTTCCTCGCCTGACTTGTTGGTGTACTTGCCAGATGCCACTTTGATTTCGTTGATAACTTTAGCCATTTTTTACTTTCATTAGTTGTTCAATCTTGTTATCTAGCTCTTTCAGAAAGCTAATAACTTCTTTTTCTAGCATTGCGCCAAAAACTGGGTCGTATTCCACACGTTTGATAAACAGTTGAAGTTCTGCTGGCAGGCGTGGGTCAAAACTCACAAAGTCGCACCAATGTCTGCCTGTGCAAACCATCTGCCATTGCATCTGGGTGTTGTACTTGCTTGGGACTGTTTGGCTTAACAAGGTGTCAATGTGTGTCGCAGTATTGGGACACTTGATCTCAATCAATCCTAAATCCCCAACAAAGCCATCAGGCGAGGCGCCAGCAGCTTCAATCGTTGGGTGGTTAACAAACCCCACCTCTGTCACGATTTCAAACTTAGCGGCCATATATGCTTCTCTAGCCTTGGGTTCTGTATCTGTACCCCATTGCATAGCAGCGTTGCTGAAGCTCTCACCCTTTTGGCCCGTCAAGCGTTCGCAAATCAACTGAGCCATGTAGTTGTCGCGGCTGGTTGAGTAACCTGTTTTGGTCTTGGCGATAACGTCAGCCACACGGGATGCCGTTACTTTGCCAAGCCTAGCGGCAAACCATTCTTCAGTTCGTTGTACGATTTCAGTCATTGTTCCCTCTCTTTCAACATTGCTTCAGCCGTTTTGTACGGCCCGCAAAGCGCATAGACAGCGTTTTGCACCAGAGCGTCAGGGTCGAAATCCATTTCTTTGCCGCAGTAAGTTGCACCGCGAATTGCATACCGCACAGCCGCAATAACGGCTTCACGATTTGCATGCGTCAATATCGGCGTGGGCAACTCAATCGGCTCATCTTCACCGTCGCGGTATTCGCGGGGAGCATACAACCAATGGTCTTTAGGCAAGGGAAACGACATAACGCCAAAAGCGCTGCCATCCGGGAGTAGAGTTACTTCGTTGCTCATGCTTCCCTCGCTTTCAGCATTGCGTCTGCCATGTCATACGAAAACTTTGCAATAGCTGTTTTTCCAACCATGTGGCAATCAACATCAGAAGGATATGTTGCAAGCCACCCCTGCAACGCCTTGGCAGCAAAGTAATCACGTGTTGTGATGCCTTCTTCGTGGTCAAAGTCTGGGTTGTGTCGCATGTCGCGCATAGAGGGAAACGCTGGCCCACCTGTTTCTTTAGTCATGTGTAATTTCCACTTTAATGTTTGTCATCATTTCAATCTGCAAATTCATCTTTGCGATTGGCCCGTAAGTCTTGTCAATTGTGGGTTTTAGTTTGTCCCAAAGACTGTTTTTCTTATCTATTTCGCTCAATGCAAGCTGGCGCAAAACTTCTTTTGCTTCAGTCATAGCATCACGAATTTCAATCAAGTCTGATAGTGTCATAACGCCTCCGACAATGCTGCAATAACTTGGGCATCCTGCTCTTTTGTCAAAGCAAAAGTCTCGCGCAGTTTGATCGTGGTGTACTTGCCTTCTTTGATGCGCTGGATTGCATCACTCAAACGCTTGGCGTCTAACGTGGTTTTTTCTGGCTTACGGCTGGCTGCGTTTCCATCGTCATCTTCTGGTGCAATACCGCAAGCTGACATCAGGCTGTATCGGCGGGCATAGGTCAGGGCAGACCCAAACCCTTGGGCGTCTTGCTTGGTTGCAGGGACAAAAAGTTTGCCGCAGTTCAGCATTTCGCCAGATTCGTGAATAAACACAGTCTCAACAGTCACGCCGTGTTCTGCTTCGTGGAGTTGTTGAATAAGGGCAATGCCGTTATCGTTTAAACCGCCCATAACGGCCTCAACGCAAGCGGACAGGTCAGCGTAGCGAGACTTGAAATGCGGGTTTGTAGAGGTCTTTAAAGCTGGCCCAAAGGCCTTTTGTGCTTTGACTAATGCTGTGGCAATCTGTTTCATAAAACCATCCAAACAATGATGAGGGAAATAAAGCCAAGGACATAAAGAACAACGTCAGCGATGTGAATTGAATCGTCAGGCTTATCAATTGGGTCGCCCCAAGGATAAAACGTGGCTTCGTCAAGGGTGCGTGGTGTTTCAAAGTGTGAGGGTTTCATGCTTGCTCCAGTTTTGAGTCGTCAAAGTATTCATCGCGGCATTTGCGGACATAGGCAGCGTATTCGCGCTCCAATGATTGAATTACGGTGTCTGACAAGAGGTTGAAGATTTCGCCACCATTTACGTACACATGGAAAAGTGACATGGTGTAGTCGTCAAAGTAGCAGATCAGTTCGGCGTCAATGTCGTCACGCTCGGCTGCTACGTATTGGGTAAGGTCTGGATGGTTCATATGGTTTCCTAGTTACCGCTTGCATTGCGCTACGGGATGACTGAACTATATAGCAAACTAGACAGGATTGCACGATAACAACAAAAATATTTTTAACTGTTGCTTTTTTGTCAATAAAACAAGACAATCCTTGCATGGAACTTAGAGAAATTATCAAGAAAGTAGGCTCACAGAGTGAGCTTGCCAGGCTGTTGGGCGTTAGTCGTGGCGCTGTGTGGTTGTGGAAGCGTGATGGTTTGCCTCAGTCGCGTGTATGGCAGCTTCAATTGTTGAAACCGGAGTGGTTTAAGGATTAAAAATGGCAAAAATTTGCCGTGTTTGCAATAGCGACATTGTTGGCAGAGAACATAGCGCAAAACTTTGCTGGCCTTGTGCAGACCCTAAAAAAAGAGGGGCTACTGATGCAATTAACAAAGTAAAAAAAGCAGTAAAAAAAGGTTTGATTGTTTCAGCTAAAAAATTGCAATGCACAGATTGCGGATTACCAGCGTTTTGTTATGACCATCGTGATTACAACAAACCATTAAAAGTTGAGCCTGTTTGCCGTGGTTGTAACTACAGGCGTGGTTCAGCAATACCATTAAAAAAGGAAAAAGTATGAGTTTTGCAGAAATAGAAATAAAAGTCATCCAATGGGGTGAGGCCCGTGGGATTGTGCAAAACAGCAATCCATTTGCTCAGGCAATGAAAACGCAAGAGGAACTAAATGAGCTGGTTGATGCTATCCAGCAAGGCGACCGAGCTGCTATGGCTGACGCCTATGGAGACCTACTTGTCACGCTTGTAATGGGCTGCGCTTGTGCTGATCTTGACCTTGTGAGCTGCTTTGAATTGGCTTATCAAGAGATCAAAGATCGCAAAGGTTTTTTGAACAAAGATGGAATTTTTGTAAAAGAAGTGGTATAGTTTTTACAGAAGGTTTAGGTGTCGCATGTACTAGATGCGGATACATCTAAGCCTTCAATGGCTGACCCTCGATGATTTGTGCTAGTACCACAGGTTGTCGAGGGTTTTCTTTTTGGATTTACAAAATGGCTGGTGATTGGATAAAACTTCAAAAGGACACGCCTGATAAACCAGAAGTGCTTGCAATAGCTGCTCGGTTAGGAATTGATCAGGATGCTGTAGTTGGAAAACTTGTTCGTGTTTGGTCTTGGTTTGATACTCACACAACAGACGGTAACGCAGAGAGCGTTACTTATGCGTTATTAGATCGTTTGGCTGGCGTTACAGGCTTTGCAGAACAGATGGCTTTAGTTGGTTGGTTAAACCAAAATGGAAGCCTTCTTATCTTGCCAAACTTTGATTTTCATAACGGGGAAACAGCAAAAAAGCGTGCTCAAGGTAAAAACAGACAAGAAAAGTATAGAAGTAACGCAAATGGTGACGCAGAAAGTAACGCAAACAGCGTGACTAATCTGTTACCAGAGAAGAGAAGAGAAGAGAAGATAGTTATTAAAGAAGGTAAACCTTCTTTGTCGGGAACTACATTCCCGCCTTGCCCTCATTCTGAGTTGTTAAGTCTTTGGGGAAAGCATTTGCCACACTTGACGCAGCCAAGGTCATGGGAGGGGTCTAGGCAGGCCAGCATGAAGCAACGATGGGTGCAGGCTGGCAAACCATCCGCATATTCGCCAGAGGGCTACAAAACGACCGAGCAAGGCGTAAAGTGGTGGGATGCGTTTTTTGGCTACATTGCAAACGACACATCTTTGGCTAACGGATTTGAAACCAATGGACGAACATGGCGTCCAGATCTTGAATGGGTTGTCAACGCAGCAAATTTTCAAAAAATCATTGATGGGAAGTACGCAAAATGAGTTTCGCTAAACCTGAACCAAAAAACCAAGAATCTAGCTTTGATGAAATGCAACGCCTGATGTGTTCTGTGCCTGGCTGTCCAAATCGCTGGTCGGTCAAGATCGACAGGCCAATGTGCAGTTTTCATCAATGGGGAACTACTGCCAAACCGAAAAGCGACATTCATAGCGTCTTAAAAACTAAGCCTGTCCAGCATTGGAACGACCCAGAGCAAGACGAGGGTGTGTTTTGAACTACTTTGAAGCCCATAACCGCCTAGACGAAGTCCGCGAAGGCGCTCAGTACCATATCAACATCATTAACAAAGCTCTAACCTTGACAGGTGATTTAGATGGATTTAACCCGAGCCTTCGATCAACAAGTGGAACACATAGCCCAGATGGTGATTCGGGCTGGTTGGGTTCCTTATGCGAAACAGAGAGCCAAGGAACTTGAGGAAGATGAATCAGGTCTTTGGGTTGGAATTACTGAAAAAATCCGTGAACGGGTAAAGGAGTTATCGTGAAACAAGATGAAATTATTTGGCAGAACGAAGTTCTTGAGATGGCTAGACAAGCTGGATTACCAGCTAAACATCCTGATTGGATTAAGGCTTATCTAGCATTTGCCAAACTGATAGCAGAGCGTGAGCGTGAGGCGTGTGCATTGATATGCGATTCATACGCTGATGACCCTGTTTATTGCGGCGAAGCAATCCGAACAAGAGGTGAAGAATGAGCAAAGAAGAATTAGTCGCCTTGCTGAGAAGCGTAGGCGTATCTGAAAACACCGTGACTGCAATGACAAATGCCTTTGATATGGGCGTGGAATGGGCTAAAAATGAACGCGAGAATCTGCAACCTGTGCCTTCTGCCGAAACCCCAATTGGGCGGGAAGATTAGGTTTACGTCCGGCGCTAGACGCTGGATATGTGTAACTTGTGCAAAAAAATATGGTTGTTTTTAGCGTAGAAGGCACACCCGTACCAAAAGGCAGACCAAGGTTTGCTAGGCGCGGTAGCTTTGTGCAAACTTACACCGATTCAAAAACATTGACTTACGAACAAATTGTAGGTTTAGCTGCCAAACAAGCGATGGGAAGCTCAGACCCAATAGAAGTGGCTATATCGCTTTATTTGTACATTAGGCTACCTGTGCCTAAGTCGTACTCCAAAAAGGCCACCAAAGACTGTTTAAGTGGTTTGGTGAGGCCAACAAAGAAGTCAGACATTGACAACTTCTCAAAATCCCTGATGGATGGCATGAACGGCATTGTTTACAAAGATGACAGCCAAGTGGTTGATCTGCATGTCAAAAAAATTTATTCGGCTGTGCCAGGTGTTGATGTTTGCGTTTTGGAGGAACATGAAATACGACCTTGACACCGAGCCGCAGGCTTTGGCCTTAATGCGAAACCTTTGGCCCAAGATTAAAGACGCGCTAAACGCTGGCAAACAGCTCACGCTTGAGATAAAGCCAGCCAAGCGATCATGCCCACAAAATGATAAGTTTCACGCAATGATTGCTGAAATTGCCAAACAAGCGCAACATTTGGGCGCAAAGTGGTCAGCCGATGATTGGAAACGCCTGCTGGTTGACTCTTTTATGCGATCAAATAATGAAGTTACTAAAGTTATCCCAAATCTTGATAACAATGGCATAGTTCAGTTGGGTCACCAGACTAGAAACTTTACAAAAGAACAAGCCAGCGAATTCGTGGAATTCCTTGAGGCTTGGGCAGCACAAAACGGAGTGACACTTGGCTAAATACGGCGAAAACAAAAAAAGAATCATGGATTTGCTTGAAGAACTTGGCCCAATGACTCGATCAGAGATAGACCAAGCACTTGGAGACATGGAATACCGGCTAATCGCTGCGACCATCACCAACCTAAAAAGGCCAAGTCCCCAAAGAGAAAAGCGCATTTACGTCAAAGAGTACGTTTATGACGATGAAGTCAGACGCTACTACCCAAGAGCTGTTTATGCTTTGGGTAACCTGCCAGACGCCAAGAAACCAAAATCAGACCCAAGGATTGCAAAACAGAAGTATTTAGCTAAAGTCAAAGGCAAATACAAGATGAACAATGTGTTTAACCTAGGGTTAACCCGTGATGCCATTTACGAATTGAGGAAAGCAGCATGAGAAAAAAATGTAAGCGGCGGGTCTGGTCAACGGACATAAATCCGATCGCACACGCAATTTCAGGGGCTGCGATCGCTGACAAAGCCTCATTGGACAAACTCAGAATTCATGAGTTGGGCGCAATTGACGCTATGACCAAAGGAAAAGGAACTGTGGAAGATTGGCGCTGGCTGGCCGATGTGATGAACATTGCTGAGACGATGGGCGTCAACGGAATCGGGCCAGAAGTCTTGCCACATTGCCAACTTGCCCAACAAGCCCTGTTTGAGGCCGCTAAACGCTACGAAACCACGGGGAAGATGGGATTGTCAGGGTTGGGAATTAAAGCGATCAAGGACGTTTGGGAGTACCACGATTTGCAGCGGACAAGCATTTCCAGGTCTGAATATGAGCGCATGATTCAAAAGACCGCTAACTACATCAAGAGCCAAGGCAAGAACGTGGTGGAGGTTGCATGAAATTAATCAAAACTTATACTCGTTCTGAAGTCAAATATCGCAATTTGCCAGATAGAGCAGATCCAGTAATGTTTGTTCGATGGGCAAATGTTGAGGTTTATCGTCAAAATATATGGTTTTGGGATTGGCTTGGCTTGAATGATAAAGAACTGACACATTGGGAGGAATGGAAAGAAGCCCCTAAAGATTGGCAAATAAAATGATGATTCCCAAATTCAATTACTTCAGAAGCAAAAAGCACCTGATGAACGTGGCAAGCCTGCCCTGCCAAAATTGCTACATTGAAGGCCAGACCCAAGCAGCACACTCAAATTGGGCTGAACATGGCAAAGGCAGAGGAATTAAGGCAAGCGATGAGTTCACAGCGGCACTTTGCCAAACCTGCCATACAGAACTAGACAGCGGAGCTAGGCTAAACAAAGAACAGCGCCGATACCTTTGGGATATGGCGCACAGAAGGACAATCAACCGCCTGATAGAACAGGGGCTGTGGCCTTCAGAACTTTCGCATATTCGGTAATGGCGCTGACTTTTGGCTTTGAGCTTCATGCGAACGGTGCATGGGATGAGCGTGGGCCATGTCGGTTTTTTCGTGTTCTTTCAGCTCTTTTTCAAGTTCAGCAACTTTTCGAGCTTCTTTTTTGAATTCGCGTTCCATCACATAGTGACCGCCTGGCGTGGTTTTGGCTGGTTTGTGCTGTTTAACTGTGAAGTTGGTAGCCATGGAAAAAACTCCTATAATGTGTTTGACAATTATGCCATCTACGGCGTAAAGTCACCAAATCGTTAACCTTGCAAGGAAACATCATGGGTAAAATGGACAAAGAAGTGTTTAAGTCTGGCGTGTCAGGCGAGAAAGTGCCTAAAGGCGTGTTGTCTTCGGACACCAGCGGCGAACGCATGGAAAAGCTTAAAGGCGGCGTGGCTATGGGCAAAGAAGACAAAACTGGTGCAAACAAGCTGTTTGATACTGGCCGCACCGCTGGCATTTGCTATTCGCATGACCGTTCGCACTACCGTTAAATAGCGAAGCCCAAACAGTCGAGCAGGACTGAATGGGCCTCTAGCCACAGCAAATAAGGAGATTTGTCATGGTTGTTGAAAATTGTAAGGGCTGTAAGCACTTTCTGGACGTTATGCAAAACGTTGGAACGTGTCGCAGATTCCCTATCTATCAAAACCGCAGCCCAAACGAGGTATGCGGTGAGTTCTTTGGTAAAGCAGTTGCCGAAGTTACTCCCACTCCGGTGGGGGACTTTTTGCCCGTCAAACGCAAGTACACCAAGCGTGAGGTAAAAAATGATTAAGCCATTGCGCGACAAGATCATTGTTAAACCTGTCCCTCGGATTAAGTCCGAGCTTTACATCCAGACCGCCGAGGTTGACTGTGTAGGCTTTGTGGTGGCTGCTGGCCCTGATGCGCTTGAAATGGGCGTAAACGTAGGCGACAAGGTATATTTTGGAACATTGGCAAAAGACTACAAAGATGAATATTTGAAGTTTGAGCCGCTGATTTTGAATGACGAGCGCCACCTCAAGATGAGTTGGCAAGACATTTGTTTTGTTGAGGAAATAGAATGACAGAAGATCAAATTAAAGCCAGAATGGACGAACTTATGGCCCAAGGTCGCCAGTTGGAGACCCAAATTCACATGATCAACGGTGCGCTTGAGCAGTGCAAATGGTCGCTTACTCAATTGGAGAAAAAAGATGCCCCTCAAGAAGTCAACCAGTCCTAAAGCATTCCAAGCTAACCTGAAAACTGAGCTAAAGGCCGGAAAGCCCAAGGCTCAGGCTCTGGCAATTGCGTATTCGGAAAAGCGTGAAGCTGAGAAAAAGCAAAAAAAGAAATAAAATCGGGTCAAACCGAGGATTTCTATGCCATCTCTAGCCGAACTGCTGCAACTTCAAAACAACTCTGATGGTTATGTTGGCTATCCACAGTTGCAACGTCAAGCCGCACGAATGAGGCAATCGCAAGCTGGTCGCATACCTGAAAACTTGCAAGACCCAAGAAGCTATGGTTTTGTTCGTGGAATGTTGGGAAGCACACCAGACGAGCTAGGAATGAGCGTTTTATCGCCTAACACGGCAAAAGCTAAAGAAGCGGCATATTATGGCAATCAATTGTCAAATCTTGCTCAAATTGCTTCTGTTGGCAGTCCTGCTTTAAAAAGCGCAGGTAAGTTGGCATTGGTTGAAGATTCTGCTGCAATGAAATTGGCTCAACAACGTGCATCTTTGCCAGCTTCTGAAAATGGTTTAGGACTACCAAAAAACAACACGGCAGCAGATAGAGCAAGGGCTATGGGATTTGATACAGATGTTTATCATGGAACCACAAGCCCCAACATTCAGAGGTTTGACACATCATTGTCTGGCAACAAAAGTGGAAATCCATTTGATGATTACGTTTTTTCCACTACAAGCCCAGAAAATGCAAGTGGCTACTCTTTAAACTGGAAATCTTATAAAAATTATGTAGAGCAACTACCGGAGTTTCGTTCGTTGCAAGAACAAAGAAATGAAATTTTAAAGCAGGTGGCTGAAGCTGCTGGTAAAGGAGAGCATTACAAAATTGTCCAATTGCGTAAAGAATTAAATAGTATTAATGAAAATCAGCAAAAATTTTATGATGATTTTATGAGTGGCAAATATGTATCTGAAGGTGCAACTGTTTACCCTATGAAGGTAAGAAGCCAAGACTTTATGCCTTATGAAGCAGAAGGTAAAAACTGGATGCGTGCAAATCGGCCTGCAATTGAAGAATCGCAAAGACAAGGTTATGAAGGCGTTGCCATTAAAAACGTAAAAGACAATGCAGGAAAAGGGCTTGATGTTATTGCTGACACCTATGCCTCAAATAATCCTGATTTGTTTAGATTCCGTAATGCAGCTTTTGACCCTTGGAGAAAAACAGCCGCTATTGCTTCTGCAATGGGAGTTGCGGCCCCCGATTTAATGGCTAAGGAACGTAAAAAATGATTTGGTTAATTGATAAATACTTTGAAGGCCATTGGTTGTTTGACCGAATGATGGTCTTTCTTTATGGCGCTATTGTTTGCGCATTAACAGTTCTATATCTATGACAGAAACAACCGAAAAACGCCCTGTTGGTAGACCATCAACCTATGACCCTGCCTATTGTGAGAAGGTCATTGAATTGGGCCGCATCGGTAAATCTGTAGAACAAATTGCCTCAGGGCTTAACGTTTCCTTACGTGTCTTATACGATTGGAGAGATAAGCACGAGGAATTTATGCACGCCATGGAATTAGCAAAACAACATGAACTTGATTGGTGGGAAACAATGGCCCAAACTCACATGGTTGAGAACAAAGAAAGCGACAAATTGAACGCTTCAATCTGGTCACGTTCAATGGCAGCTAGATTCCCTAAGAAGTATCGGGAAAGCACAAAGACAGAGATTACTGGTGCAGATGGTGCGCCGTTGCTGTCTGGTATCCAAGTGACTTTTGTAAAGCCTGAATGACCCCAACCATAGCCAACGCTGAATTTCCGATCAAGCTGCAATGCTTGTTTGAGAAGTCGCGTTACAAAGTTCTTTATGGTGGCAGGGGCGGAGCTAAGTCTTGGGGCGTTGCTAGGGCGCTTTTGATCAAAGCAGCAAAAGAGCCGCTACGCATCCTTTGTGCGCGTGAGTTCATGACTTCAATGAAGGATTCGGTTCACAAGCTCTTGTGCGACCAGATCAATTCCCTTGGCCTGATTAGCTTCTACGAAATCACCCAGAGCAGCATCAAGGGCAAGAACGGGTCGGAATTCAGCTTTGTTGGCCTTAAAAACAACGTGGCAAACGTCAAGTCTTACGAAGGCGTGGACATTTGTTGGGTTGAAGAATCGCAGACCGTAAGCCGTATGTCTTGGAACGTGCTGATTCCTACCATCCGCAAGGAAGCCTCAGAAATCTGGATTACTTTTAACCCAGAGCTGGAGACAGACGAAACTTATCAAAGGTTTGTGCTGAATCCGCCTGATGACTGCAAGGTCGTCAAGATCAATTGGTCGGACAATCCTTGGTTTCCTGAGACACTACGCCTTGAAAAAGACGCTCTCAAGTCGCGTGACCCGCAAGCCTATAACGTGGTTTGGGAAGGTTTGTGCCGACAAACAGTAGATGGGGCTATCTTTGCCAAGGAAATGCAACTGGCAGAGCTTGATGGCCGGATTACAAAGGTCAACTACGACCCTATGAAGCCCGTCCACGCTGTTTTTGACTTAGGTTGGGCGGACAGTACAGCCATTTGGTTTGTGCAGTTTATCGGCATGGAAACGCGCTTGATTCGATATGTTGAGGACAACCAGCAGACGATCAGCCATTACTTGGCCTTAATGCAAACTTACGGGTATATCTACGATACGCTCTGGCTACCGCATGATGCTCAGAATAAAACTTTGGCCTCCAACGGAAAAAGCATTGAGGAAATCGTTAGGTCAGCAGGGTATAAAACCCGTGTGATTGAGCGCACACCGATTTTGGATTCAATCAACGCAGCCAGGACAACATTTAGAAATTGCTGGTTTGATAGGGAAAACTGTCACGATGGCTTACAATGTTTGAGACATTACCGTTATGAGGTAGACCCTGAAACAGGCCAATTTGGTAGGATGCCGCTGCATGACCAATATTCGCATGGCGCTGATGCTTTCAGGTATATCGGATTGATGGTTAATGAACCCAAGGCAAGACGCAAACAGCAGCCGCAGGGCTATGCTCAAGCATACGGATGGATGGGCTAAAAATGGCTAAAGATACTGGCAACGATTACGATTCACGCATTGAAGAAGCTAAACAGTTTCTGAAGTTCTGCAATGATGCGGACACGATGAATCGGCAGGAGGCTCTAGAAGACCTTAAGTTTGTCGGTGGCGACCAATGGCCCGTTGAACTGCAAAACTCCCGCAATCTTGAATCTCGCCCTGTTATCACCATCAATAAGCTCGATGGTTACTGCCGCCAGGTCTCAAATCAACAGCGCCAGCAACGTCCACGCATCAAGGTTCACGCGACCAACACGCATGAGCAGATGGTTGAGGCCCAAATTGTTCAAGGCTTGGTGCGCCACGTTGAAGTGAATTCCAACGCAGATCACGCTTACGACAACGCTTTTGATTACGCTGTACGCATGGGTTGGGGCTTTATGCGGGTTCGGACTGATTACGTCAGCCCTGACAGCTTTGACCAAGAAATCTACATTGACCCTGTTGACAACCCGTTCACCGTCTATTTCGACCCCAATTCGGTTGCTCCTGATGGTTCAGACGCAGAACGTTGCTTGGTTACAACAATGGTTCCCAAGGCTGAATTCAGAAAGATGTACCCAGAAGCCGATGATGGCGGTACGTCTTTCACGCAGCGCGGCACAGGCGACAGCCAATCTGAGTGGATTACCAAAGAAGACATTCGTTTGGCTGAGTATTACTACACAGTACGCGAAAAGGCTACGCTTTACCTGTTAAGTGATGGAACGTCTACTTTTGCTGACGACAAAGATTTCTTTAACCGCTTGCAAGCTGCAAAAATCACCGTGGTGGACAAGCGT